TTTATACTACACCCATCAAAACGAGATACACATAAACAAATATCTCGATGCTCTTTAAAAATCAGATTACAAGAAGTTTACTCATAACGGCATTGTGCGGTCGTGTAGATTAAAAGCCCTACCCTACATAATGAGAGTAAACGGAATACCCACTGAAAGATGAGACCAGTGAAAAACTGACAGTTACAGAAAGTCTAGTCGCAGTGAGGGATGAATTTAGCGGCAACATAAAGGGATGTTAATGCCCTGCGTTGAATGAAGTCGGTATAGGGATGGAATGATGCGTATATCACACTAATACGCAACCGCAGAAAGAAGTCGGAAACGATGAGCGCTCTATACATAAAGACCATAACCCACAAGCGGCAATGTGGCTACCTGTGATGGATAGGCATAAATCACAATAGGTATGAGGTGTCAAAGTTTAAAGTTTTGGGGAGCGCAAAACTAAAGTGTGATTAACTTCAAAGCACATTTGAAGTACAGAGACACAACGGCAAGTGAAACCGTTGCGAATGATAGAGAGAACTGTGCTTTGAAATGGCTCTTTGTTGAGTTGGTTGTGGAAACCGACACGGTACAAACACGGTAGTGCTATGAAAAATGACACGGGTTCAAATCCCAAAAGAGCCTCCATCTCAATCCGCTTTCAAATAGCGAATTAAATGCTCAATCTTCTTGAATAACTGATTGAACGAGAGCGGATTTAGCTGGAAACAGCGTTTTTCATAATAAAAAAATCTCCTTTAGATTGGTTAGCCCCTAGCTGCTTTCACACTTTGGCACTAGGGGATTTTTTTAACCAATATTCACTAACCATACGAGGTAACGCTATGAACAAGTTAATCAATTTTCTTAAAACAACTGCTTACACAATCGCAACTACAATTTTAATCTGTCTAGTTGCTATGACAATGCTAACCGCTCTAGCAGCACAAGCAAGTGAGCCGACAGCATTAGAGCGTGAACAAGCACGCATACAGTGGATTGCTGAAAACGGGCAATATCAGCCAAACCTTACAGAGCCGGCCAAACAAGAGGCTATGGCATACACAGATATTAAACAAAAGGAATTAGACGATGCCAAGAATTAGATACACATCAGAAGTCAAGATAACCGAGACAGAAAACGGTTTTTTTATCGCAAGTCTAATCATTAATGGAGTGATTAACCACTCTACATATCCGCAACGCTCACAAAAAAACGCAATCTTGTTAATTAACAGACAAATTGAGCGTTTTAATGCTATGAATGAGGTCAGATTACCGCTATACGGGCAGAAACAAAGAAAGCCTAAAGGTACTAGCGACAAAATGAAAAAGGCTGGCATAACTCGAATGATGGAGTCTTGGGTTAAATCTTTGGAGTTGTTTAAAGATTACACCAAGCAAAGATTAAGCCAACCGGAAGATGAAAGACAGATTTACTTCTCAAGTGCTGATTTACATCGCCAATTTAAGTTTAACCTATATACAAAACAAAGCGTAGTTCACAGCGGACTACTTGCACCGCCTAAAAATGTAGTATGGCAAGGTCGTAGAGCTTTGATTTCTACGTTTGACGAATTGACAGAATACTTTGGAAAAATTGAGGTGCTGATAAATGAGCATAATAGCGGATTGGGAACGCCAAGAATTCAATAAATGGGATAGACAGTGCAGCAAAGAAGATGACTACAATCGAGCGATAGAAATGGAAATAGAGGCTATTAAAGAAAATATCTCTAACTGTGATGATGATGTTATATGTTCTTTTAGAGAGAAGATGCTTGATTATTGTGAGGTTATCAACGCCTTTGATGATGATACATTTAATGATGATGAATTTATAAAGGCGATTGCACTTGGCACTGACTACGAAGAAATGCGAATTAAAATCTTGACCGCTATGGCAGAAGATAGATTAGAACAGTTAGAAAAGGATTACAGAAATGGATACATCCTTAATGATTAACCGGCAAGAAAATGACCGCTCCGCTAGTAAAGAGCAGGAACAAAAGTTAAATGAATTTCAAGATTGGCTAATGAGTGGAATTATCGACCCACAAAGAGCAATGGAAATCATTGAGCTTTATTACAAAGAAATGCCGTTTTAGGTGAACAAAATGAAAATCTATATTGATATTGAAACAATCCCTACACAAAGCAAAGAGCATCAAGATTTTGTGTGTGAAAACCTTAAGCCGCCTTCTAATTACAAGAATGAAGAAACGATTAATAAATGGCTTGAAGAAAACAAAGAGCTTGCAGTTAATAAGACTTCTCTAGATGGTGCGTTTGGTGAAGTTGTGGTGATTAGTGCGGCCATTAACGATGACGAAGTGATTACATTCTATCGCAAGGATTGGCAAGTCAAAGACCGTGAGAAAGATATTCTGACACGGTTTAATAACTGGCTAAAAGAGCAAGCGAACCGATGTAAAACCGTTCCAGTATTTATCGGACACAACGTAACAAGTTTTGACGGATTGTTTTTATGGCAGCGCTACATTATCAATGGCGTGAAACCATATTACAAAATGGATAAACGAAACACCTACGACACAATGTGGGAATGGTGCGGATATAACCGAGAATCGAAACCTAGCCTTAATAAGCTGTGCCAAGTGCTTAATATCGAGCAGAAAGGCGATATTGACGGTTCTAAGGTGTGGCAAGCGGTGCTTGATGGTCGCATTGATGAAGTCGCTGAATATTGTGCTAAAGATGTTGAGCGAGTGCGAGCGATTTATAAACGAATGAATTTTGAGGTGTAGAAATGGCAGAGAAAAAACAATCTCTACAGCGTAGAGCGTGGGATTTACTAAGTAAAATCAACGTAAACGATAAAACAGAAACGAAAGGCTCCGGGAAACTCGATCTAACCTACCTCTCTTGGGCGTGGGCTTGGGGCGTACTTATGGAGTATTTTCCCGAAAGCATTTACGAAATACATCAAGATAAAATTATGCCAGATGACTCTGTAATGGTATCGGTAACGATAACGATTAAAGATGGTGATGAGCAATTTAGTCGCTTTATGTGGTTGCCTGTAATGGATCACTTAAACAAAGCTATCAAAAACCCAACAGCTACGGATATTAACAAGGCGACTATGCGATGCCTTGCGAAAGCTATTGCAATGTGTGGGCTTGGTCATTACATCTACGCTGGCGAAGATTTACCGGTAGATGACGAAACCCCAAAGACAAAATCACAAGAACCCTCTCAAAAATCAACCCAGCAGAATGTGAATTCTACTCCAAGTGAGCATTATCACGATGATGTTGAGAATTTAAGAAAGAGACTTCTTGGCAAAACAAAAGAACAAATTGAAAGCGAACAGCTTTACGATAAATCAATCAATTGGTTGAAAGAAAATAACCCTGATTTGATTGATGAATATAACTTGGTGTTTAACGACTTCTTAGGAAATTTACTATAAGGAAACAAAATGAGCGTGAATAAATGCCTTTTTATCGGCAACCTAACCGCAGACCCTGAAATCAGAACAATGCCTAACGGTGAGCAAGTGGCTAACTTTACCATTGCTTTAAATGAACGCTACAAAGCGAAAGACGGAAATATTGTAGAAAATGTTGAATATGTTCGCATTGTACTCTACCGCAGATTAGCCGAAATCGCAGGCCAGTATCTACATAAAGGCTCACAAGTTTACATTGAGGGGCGATTAAAAACTCGTAAATGGCAAGATAGCAACGGACAAGACCGTTACACCACAGAAATTCAAGGCGATAACTTACAGATGTTAGGCGGTCGCCAAGATGATCTAAAACAAGCAAAACAAAGTAAAGCCAAACCAGAGCCATTAAGTGCAATGGCTGAACAAGATGATGGATTTAACGATGGAATTCCGTTCTAGGGGTGAGCTATGAGAAAGAAAATAACCTTAACATCATATAGAAACACTCCAATAGATTTTAGTGTTGATGAGATTGAAAGCATTGACATTGTAGACGATGTAACATTCATAACAACTAAAGGTAATGTGGCTTACTTTGTAAAAGAAAGTAAAAGCCGAGTGTTAAGAATGATTGAGACCGCCAAACAAGGCGGTTTTCTTTTGGGTGAAAGAATGGAAAAAGAACACGCAGAACACGAATTAGCGGAATTACACGAAAAAGAACGGAGTTTAGAAAAGGCTCTTGAGCTTGTGCGTGAGAAAATCCGTGAGTTAGTTAATTACACAGATAAGAACAAGGTATAGAAATGACAACAGAAGATATTCTGAATGAGCGAAGAAATACGCACGGAGACTTTATTCAAGGCTCTGTTACGTTTAATGCGTTAATGGAGCTTATCAATAAAAATCGCAAGAATATTGATGGAGTGCAGTATTACGCTTTGACAATGATAGCTGGAAAGCTAGTGAGAATTCTGAATGGCAATTCACACGAAACAGACCATTGGCAAGATATTATTGGTTACGCAACACTTGGCGGACGATTGGAATTAGCAGAAAGCCTTGATAATACAAGCGAGCCTTTGGTTGATATTTTACCGGTGGTAAATCTTAAACAGTAAATCAATATTTAACAAATCCAATAGGCGTTCCAAGTGAGCGCCTTTTGTATTAGGAGAAAGAAAATGAAAGAATTTAACTTGGAGGCAGCTTTAAATGGCGAGCCAGTCAATGCGAACGGACAAAAGTGTTATGTGGTAAGAGAGGTGACGGAACTCTTGGATGATAAAAGCCTCCGTAGATTTGTTGTTATCTTTCCTGACAGCTTTACTGATGCGGAAGTATGGGATGAACATGATTTAATTGATGATATTGAAATGTGGGAAGAGCCAAAGATTAGCATTGAAGATTTACCTAAGCCTTTCACACCAGAAGAAACTCAGCACTACTACTATATTAATGGCGGATATATTGAATGTGAAGATGAGTATGCACATAAAAATGACTTTGATAGTAAAGCCGCTAAAAGAGGCAACTGTTTCCGCACTCGAGAAGATGCTCAAAAATGGCTTGATTTTATGAAGAGTATGATGGAGTAAGTATGATAAATGAAGAAACCGAGTCTTGGCGCAAGTACCGTCAAGACAAAGCAAATAAACGGATTAAAAATTTAGAATACAGCACCAATCTACTCAAAGAAAAAGGAATTCAGTTTGAATCGCATAATTTTGGCAAGCAGTTAGTCATTTTATGCGCTGATCCTAAAATAGATTTTTATCCATCAACAGGATTATGGATTGAGCGCACAACTCGTTATAAGAACAGAGGTATTCGCAGTCTTTTAGCGCATATAAATAACAAAAAGGAGTAAACATGAAAGCATTTATAGAATGGATAGTCTATTTATTGACTGGAGCTTTCGTCATTGCGATGGCTGGAGCTTGGATAGGCTTATTCTTTGGCTTTGCGTGGAAAGCTTTTTGCTGGGTGATTGGATAAGATATTGAAAAGAATTGATTTACATTGACACCTCTTAATTTCGGATTAAGATAACTTTACTTTCAATAGAAAGTCGGTGGCCACAATTAAGTGGTTTTTTTGTATCTGAATTGAGGTGTCTGTATGTTTAAAAAGTTATTTTCTTATTTTTCCAAAAATGATAATGATGAAATTAAACGAAAAGAAGAAATTGAAGTCGTTAAAGAACAAATAGCTATCCCCTCTGCTCCTAAAGAAACTATTAAATTTGAAGATCGATTAAAGTTAAGAATAGAAAATGCTTTATCTAGATATGATTTTATAAAAAAAGAGAAAATATCATTTCTTGCTAGTGAGTTAGTTAATGATAATTTTAAACATAGTGAAGATCTTCTTTCTTTAGAAGAAAAGCGAGCATTAAAGTTAAATACTAGAGCTAAATATGCAAGAGATTTCATAGATTGTTTTTCTGACGTAGAAAAGCTGGATTTTGATCCTAAATCCTTTTGTGAAAATCTAATATATACTGAACGCTCAATATTATGGAGTTTAGATAATCTGGAGGAATTAAAAGGAAAGAAATTTATAGAAAAAATTACTCTGGAAAAGCAAATCGTATCAGAGGGGAAAGAAGAATGGGTTACAGAAATACATAATATTAATGAACTCCATAACTTTGAACAAATTGACTACACAGAAAAAAGAGTGCTTTTTTTTATTTCTCCCAATATAGATATTGACAACCTACTCAATCGGGAATAGGATTACCGCACAACAATTTCTTCTAGCGGTTTCCGCACCCGACAGCATAGCGGTTTTTTTATGCCTAAAATTTAAATGTGCAGATCTGCATATTTAGAAAAAAGGTACAGAAATGTACCTTTCGAGGATCGGGTCGAGAGAACGATATACAATACATCTGAATAAGTTCCGCCGTCTAGAAGCGGTTGTTGAAGCCCGATCACCCTACAAAAATGATCGAACGATAAACAAAACTTCTAGAGGGCATAAACATGTCAAACTTAACAATTCTTAAAACTTCTATTCGTTCATACGAAAATCTCTTTTCATTAAATGATCTTCATGTCGCCAGCGGCGGATTAGGAAAACATCGTCCAAGTTTATTTGCTCGTAATGAACAAACTAAAGAACTGGTAAAAGAGATTGAAAATGACCGAAGCACAAAAACGATCTTCGCTTTAAAAACAATTCGTGGCGGTTCTGATATTTCAAAGCAAGGCACGTGGGCTTGCGAAGAATTAATGCTTGCCTATGCGATGTGGATTAGTCCTAAATTCCATTTAATCGTATTGCGTGCGTTCTTAAATTTACACAAAAATTCGACCGCACTTTTACCAAATACAATCACGCCTGAACAACAACAGGCGATCCAATCAGCAGTACAACAAGCGCACCATAGAACAGGTTTACACTGGCAAGAAATCTACCGCCAGTTAAAATCTGCTTTCAAGGTTGCGAAATACGACCAAATTCCACAAAGCCAATTCGGAAATGCGATGGCGTTCATTATGAACTTGCAACCTATCGCACTTCCACAGGTAGAAGAAAGATTTACTTTCGACTTAACAAAAGAAGAAATCTCAAATCTTACTCTACTGTTATTCTCGCACGGGCAGATGAATTGGTTGTTAGGGAAACTGGTTAAACCGTTAGAAGTAATCGGTTCGTCATATAGTCCGACAGTTTACGGACATCACACAGAATATAAGCGTTTCTATGATAAATCTTTGCCATTGGCTAGAAAGCTCATAGAACCACTTAAACAAGCCCACAGAGCCGATTTTGAACATTTGCTATATCGTTTATCGGCTAACTAAAATAAATCACTATAACCGCTCTTATGAGCGGTTTTTTATTGGAGTAAATATGGGAAGAGAATTTTTTGATGAATACTGCAGTCCAGAATTATTAGCGTTAATAACTGGATATGTTTGTCCTAAATATCAGATGAAAAGCTTAAATGAATTTGGAATTCCTTTTCTTCATCCAAAAGGAAATAGAAAATTCCCGCTTGTGTTACGATCTGATGGTGACAAGATTTTGAAAGGTGAGAAAGTGCAGCAGATTACACAAACAAAAGAAAGAAGGCGGTCTGCAGTATTAAGTTAGTAAGGGGGATATTATGGCACGTCCAAGAAAACGAATTAATCAAGGATTGCCACAAGGCTTAGTATGCCGGAATCGAAAAAGAGCAGATGGATCAATCGTGGTGTATTACTACTACACGATGGCCGATAAAAAAGAAGTTGCGTTAGGAAAAGATAAACACATTGCTATTCTGGAAGCTGCAAAGCTGAATATGCAGTATCTCACGAAGAAAGACAATATTCTGTTTATTGAAGTGCTTGAACGATATGAAAAAGAAGTTGTGCCGCTTAAAAAAGCGAAGAATACTCGAAACTCAAACATTCAGGCTATAAAGAAATTGCGCCAATACTTCCAAGATCCACCATTTACCCTTGATGAAATAGAGCCTATACACATTCGTGAATATTTAGATTGGAGAAAAGACGTTAAACCAACCGCAAATATCGAAGTTGGGTTATTTGGCCACATTTGGAGCATGGCGAGAGAATGGGGGTACACTGAAAAGATTAGTCCATCAACAGGGGTTAAAAAATTCAAAGTAAATTACCGTGATATGTACATTGAAGATTATATCTTGGATAAAATCTACGACTGCGCCACAGGTGATATGAAGGATATTATGGATGTGATGTATTTAACCGGACAACGTCCAATAGACGTGGTAAAAATCCATAGTTCACACATCTACAACGATTTACTGCATATTACACAGCAAAAAACAGGTAAACGTGTTGCGATTAAAGTTATAGGTAAACTAAAAGAGATTATCGACAAGCGGATCACTGAAGAAAATCAGTTTCTGTTTACGAATAAATGGGGGCGAAAACTCGAGCGGAGATCACTTACAGATTATTTCAAAGACACCCGTAATGCGGCATCAAGAAAATATAAAGAGCTAGCCGAAGAGATCAACCAAGTGCAATTGAGAGATCTTCGAGCTAAAGCAGCAACAGACCTTTCATTAATGATTGATGATGAACGAGCAAGAAAACAACTTGGGCATACTTCTGCACGCACCACTCAACATTACATCAGAAAAGAAAAACCACTCAATCCTACCAAATAAAAAAAGGCTCTTCATTTAAAGAGCCTTTTTTTTGTCACAAATCACGTTCCGAAACGTTTTTGAACCTCATTGATTTTATTAATCTTTAAAACCTAAAAATAAGAAAAGGTTTCGGAATTAAAATTGACTTTAGATAGCGTAAATACTGGATTATGCTCTTTTGAAGTCAATGTGAACCAATTTTGGTTTGAATGGGTGACGTTGCATTGCTTGAACTT